ACCACAATGCCATTACATGGAACTAATGCAGGGAAAAACAAGTCACGTTATAACGGTGTTGCACAACCTCTTTGTTGGTATGTGTTGCCTATGACGTTAGATGGGGAAGGAATTGTTTTCTTAAATTCTGATGGGGGAGAAACCCCAATGACAGAACCCGAAGAATTTTTGAACATGCTACAAACAGCTAAAAAGTCGGATGGTGATATTGCATCTATTTATGTAACAGAATCTATTGGCTGTCCTATTACTGTAACAGGAAGTAGTGAAACATTTCTTTATGTAAAGTTTACTGAAGAAGACCAAAAATTTGAAGCTGTGCAAGTGGGTTCAAGTAGTACTCCTAGTGAAAATATTTCTTGTTTATATTTAAATGATGTAAAACGTTATAAGACTGAAACATTTACCGTTGGGGGCAAATATACAGGTATTCCTGACTATAAAGAAAGTAAGCTTTATATGTATCCTTATACCTTATTAACGATGGATGATTTTAAAGGTAATCGAACCGATTATAAATTAGAAAACATTTATAGTGACTCTATTCTTTTAAATATGAAAGGTTCATTGGGTACAAGTAATAAAGTTAGTTATGGTATTCAGAATTATAATGATAAGTCAAATATGACGAACCATCAAGATAATCAGTATGCATTGATTAATAATAATACAAATGATATCCCTGTTATCTCTAATCTATTGAATGCTTATTTACAAGGTAATAAGAATAGTATTGAGTATCAAAAAGCACAGATTAATTTTAACGGTGCTATGAATGTTATTGGTAGTGGAGCACAAATGGCTGGCGGAATGGCTATGATGACAAACCCTGTTACAATGGCAGGTGGTGTTTCAAGTTTAGCTAGTGGAGCAGTTGGAGCTGTAAAAGGGGCTGGAAATGCACACTTGCAAATGGAAGCCTTACAAGCTAAACAGAAAGATATTGCAAATATGCCACCACAATTAAGTAAACAAGGATCAAATACTTCTTATGATATGGGACATCGTTATGATGGAATTACGTTTATAAAGAAAACATTAAAACCTGAATATCGTAAACGATTAGAACAATTCTTCAATATGTTTGGGTATAAGAAAAATGAAATAAAAATACCTAATTTACATACAAGAAAGAATTGGAATTATGTAGAAACAAAAAGCTGTAATATTACGGGTGATTTTAACACTGAAGACTTAAATGAAATTAAACAGGTCTTTGATGGTGGGATTACACTTTGGCATACAAATGATGTCGGTAATTATGCTTTGAGTAATGAGGTGATATAAGATGTATGGAAGTATGGACATGTATATGAACCCCAATATGATTGAAAAGCATCAAGGTAATCGCTATTACTATCATTATGCTAGGTATTTATCTAGTTTAGCTTTTCAATTATTTGAATGGGAAGGTTTACCAAAAAGCGTAGACCCTCGATATCTTGAAATGATGCTTCATACTCATGGATATGTTGGTTTTTATAATGAACCTACAATTGGGTATATTGCTGTACAAGGAGCTGTTAGCGGTGTAAATCATTATTTACTTCCTACTAAGTTTCGAACGGCAACACCTCAATTAGAAAATAGAGATTTTGAGATTTTCAATAATGGTACAAAAGCGAATGCTGAAACCCAAGGGGTAGTTATCTATAATAATGATATGCATCTACCTAGCATGAATTCGATTATGATGTTTGCACAAGATTTAGCTGAATTAAAAGAGATTATTAGAATCAATCAAAATGCACAGAAAACACCAGTTATGATAGTAGCTGAAGATACAAACCAGTTTTCTTTAAAACAAGTTTATAATCAATATGAAGGCAATGCTCCTGTTATTGTTGTAAATAAAAACTTTGACCCGGAAGCAATTAAAGTGTTTAAAACGGATGCCCCTTTTGTTGTTGATAAATTGAACCTACAAAAGAATGCTGTATGGCTTGAAGCTATGACGTATTTTGGTATTAAAAATGCGAACATGGATAAAAAAGAGCGTATGGTGTCTGATGAAGTTGAATCAAATAATGAGCAAATTGAAGCAAGTGGAAACATTATGTTAAAATCTCGTGAAGAAGCTTGCGAAAGAATCAATGAATTGTTTGGCTTAAATATTTCAGTTAAAGTTCGTCATGAAATTGAAGAAGAGTTTTACAGTCAATTAGAAAAGGGTGAACAAGATGGCTCTTTATAGTATACAACTTAGAAGATATATTGACCACTTTTCACAATATGAAAATCCTAAACCTTCTATTAATAAAATGATAGAAATAGGACAACCTCATTTATTTGATTTTCAATATCCTTTCTTTGATGAAAGCAAACGAAAAGAATTTGAACGTAAATGGATTAGACGTTTTTATATGACGGAAATCGGGTTTGAAACGTTTGAACTATTTAAGTTTTATTTAGAAAATTGGATGAATGAGAAAATGCCTTACTACAATCAACGCTTTAAAAGTGAATTGATTGAATTTGATCCTATGTTGAATACTGTAATGGACAGAGAGAAAAACCATAAAAAAGATACTGATAGACATGACGATGTGGATAAAACTGAAGATACTATCAGAAATACGGATGGCACTTTCCATGTTGATACACAAGACAAGGGTGAATTTGCTTCAAATACTGTAACTGATGGTACTTCAGATTCTAATGGAAAAAGAGATGCTGAAGGTACATCAAATAAAACAGGTAAAAAAGATTCAAAAGGTACTTCGGATGAATTTGCTAGATTGGTAGAATCTGATACACCTGATAATCGTTTAGCAATTACAACTGAAGATGGTAAAGGAATTTTAGAATATGCTTCAAAAATCAATGAAAACATTACAAAAGGTTCAACAACAGATTTAGATGATATTACCGAAGATGTAAAAACAACTGGTACAGAAACATCAGAATCACATAATACTTCAAAACAAACAAGTGATACGACTGGAACTTCTAAAAATGATGGTTTCCAAGATGGTAGAAATCATGAAGACGTTAAAGGTAATTTGATAGGTAATCAAAAATTACAACAAAATATCGGTGAAGTTGGAAATGAGAACGAACATTATGTCGGTAAAATTGGTTCTGAAACCTATTCTGAAATGCTTCAAAAATACCGTGATACTTTCATACGAATTGAAAGTGAGATTTATGAAGAATGTCGAAAAGATTTATTTATGCTAGTTTATTAAGGAGGTAAAAACAATGACTACTTTTCCGACTCTACCACCGTTTCCAACATCTCCATATAGAAGATATTTGCCTTCGGCATTTGATAACTCAATGGATTTATATGAACAAATGGTTACGGTGATTGAAGCGATGAATAATTCTAATAAACTTACAAACGATATGATTGATTATCTGAATAAGTTCATTGAATTATTTGATTCAAAATTATACAAAACAATTAAAGATATTTTAGAGAAGTGGCGAGAAGATGGTTTCTTTGAAGAAATCATAACAGAAATCTTTTCAAAGAATATCAATGTTGTCGATTTTGGTGCAGACCCAACTGGAATAAAAGATTCAACCCAAGCATTCCAAACAGCAATTGATGTACAATCAGCTATTCAAAAACCTGTTTATGTTCCGTGGGTGAAAGATGGTATCTATTCGATCGAAGGAACTTTAAAAGCTCAATCAGATTTAGATATTCAAGTTGCTTATAAATCAACAATTAAGAAAACAAAACCAGGTATGTTGCTTGTTTTTGATGGTGAAAGTGTTGAACATAAAGGCTATGGAAGACGTGGTGGACAAATTCGTTTAAAAGGTGGAACATGGAAAGGTGATTTAACACAAGATATTGCTATATCTATGAGATTCTTCCATACACGAGATTTTAAAGCTGAAGGAATGAGAATTGAACATGCTGTTATATCAGGTCATGTATTTGATATGCAAGGTTGTGAAGATTTACACTTTGAGAATATTGATTTTATTGGATTCAAACAAACGTCAGGTAGATATTTCACCGAAGCAATCCAAATTGATAATTCTTGGAGCAATGACGGGGCTAACACAGATGATTCTATCTTAAAAGTTCCAACTCGTAAATTGACTGTTAAGGGTTGTCGATGTCTTCCGTTATCAGATGCTGAACAGTTCCCTATGATTTATCCTTCAAATGGATTACCTGATTTAGTAGGAATTGCTTACCCTGCTCCTAACTTAATTGGTAATCATGCTGAACGAAGAGGGTTTGCTTTTTACGATATCAACATTGAAAATAATACCATTATGTATGGTGGAGCATTTGAAGACCCATATACTAATCAAGGTTGGATACATTTACGAGGAATGAAACAAGCTAGAATTAAAGACAATAAATTTTATGGTACTGGGTCAAGTTCTTATGCTTTACGTTTACACATGAATGGTTATGCTGATGATTCTGATGAGTCTATTCCTAATCCATATGGTAAACCTGAATGGTACAAAGAAGGTATTCCAAACCAAATGGAAAACATCATTGTAGAGGGCAATCATTTTGAAGGTTTTACAAGTGGTAAAGCTGTTATGTATCTTGAGGGGTATAATTATCAAGGAACAATTTACCCGTTAAAAGATGTATATGTGGTTAATAACATGTTTAAAAACATTAAG